TGACCTATGGCCATTGCCATACGTTGGTTGACTTTCCCGCTCCAACAGAAGCCCGAAGCCTTGCAGAAGAGCGTGCATTAAATCGTCGCCCATATTGGATTGAGGTTGACCCAACCAAAGTGTATGGCTGGCGTTTGGATCGTGAATCTAATTACGGCAACTTGACGCAAGTGCGTATTGGCGAGAAAGCTGTTGTTCCTGATGGTGAGTTCGGAGAAAAGGTTTATGACCAGATTCGTGTCATTGAGCCGGGTCGTTATCGCGTCTATCGGCAAGAAGAGCAAAAGAAAGCGATGCAAGGGAACTTCCCATACCCCTCTTCGTTTGACCAATCAGACGCTACGGCGGAGTTTGAGCTTGTTGAGTCTGGGCCGTATTCACTTGATCAAGTCCCCCTGGTCACCATTTATGCGAACAAGACGGACACGTTGACAAGTCGTCCACCACTTTTGGACATTGCTCATCTAAATCTTGCTCACTTCCAGCGCCAAGCTGATTTGATTCATAGCCTGCACATCGCATCACAACCGATGTTGGTGCTTGAGGGTTGGGATGATCAGACGAAAGATATGGCGATTAGTGTCAACTATGCGATGGCGACGCAGCCGGGAAACAAGGTTTACTACGTGGAGCCTGCCGCTAGTGCTTTTGAAGCGCAATCTGCGGAGATCCAAGAGTTACAGCAACAAATGGCGACGCTGGGTATCAGCACGCTCAGCCAACAGAAATTCGTAGCTGAATCTGCCGACGCACGACGCCTAGACCGTATCGACACAAATTCAATGTTGTCGATGGTCTCCATGGATCTGGAGTCAGGTTTGCAGAAGGCTTATAACTTGGCTGCCAACTATTTGGGTATTGAGCCACCTGAAGTGAAGATCAGCCGTGACTTCGATCTTCAGCGTCTTATTGGTCAAGACATTACGGCAATGGCTCAGCTATTCCAAGACAGCATTATCGACCGCGAAGAGTTCCGCGAGATGTTGGTACAGGGTGAAATCCTGCCTACATCAGCAGAGTCGCAGGACCAAGCATCAGAGGTACAGTAGGGGCATAACAGCTCTTGTTCTCATGGGACTTCGTTTTGAAGAGATCAACCCTCCCAAAAAAGAGGGATCTTCAGCTTCTGCTGCAAAGAAAGAAACTAAAAAAGCTAAAAGCAGTAAAGTAGAAGAGTAAATCTACTTTTCCCAATGGAAGAACAAGTCATCCAGGAGACGCCTGTGGCAACTCCTGATCAGCCCGTGGCTGAGACTGCGACTTCAACTCCTGCTGTAGACGTTTCAGCATACGAGCAACAAATTCAGGCGTTAAAAGTACGCGCCAATGAAGCCGAGGATAAATTCCAAGGCATCAAGGGCAAGCTTGATGATGTCTACAAAAAGCAAGACGATCAGCGTAGAAAAACGCTTGAGGACCAAGGTCAATGGAAAGACCTTTGGGAAGAAGCCAACAAAACTGCTCAAGAAAAGCAAGATCGAATTGGCGAGCTAGAGCGTCAATTACAAGATCTTCGGGTTTCAAACGAAACTGCAGCAATGCAAACGTCTGCTTTGTCTGCGATTAGTCAGGCTGGAGCGATTAATGCTGAGCAAATGCTGCAATTAGTGCAGAACGGTCTTAAGAAGTCTGAAGACGGCAGCGTCAAAGTTCTCGACGGTGGCGTTGAACAAGACCTAGGTGTTTATTTAGCCAAGCTAAAAAATCCTGGTTCTGGCTTTGAACATCACTTCAAGCCAAGCACTCAAGCTGGGATGGGAGCTAAGCCATCAACAGGAACTGCAGGTACTACGGGCATGGCTAACCCCTACGCAGACGCGACAGCGAACTTAACTCAACGTATGATGTTGGAAGAAACTAACCCTGATCTTGCAGCTGTGCTCAGGAGAGAGGCTGGTAAATAGTCCCTGTGGGACACCATCTCAAGTCTGTGACTTGATCCACCGCAAACATTATCCCTGAATAAGAAATGGCTGCTCCATTTCAGAATTATTCCGGCGGTGTCCTACTCGCGGACATCGTAAAAAGGAATAATCTCAGCACCTATGTGTCTGAGGCCATCAAAGAGCGCAGCTTGTTTATCAAGTCTGGCGCTGTCATTCGTAACGCACTTCTCGATTCACGCGAAGGCGGTACTCGCATCCAGGTTCCTGAGTTCAATCCTGTATCTCCAACTGAAGAGATCTTGGACGGAACAGCAACATGGGGTACCAGTTCTGGTGGCTATCTAACGCCACAAAAGATCGGTACTGGCACTCAAATTGCAACCATCTGCCATCGCGGTTTCGCGTATGCCGTAGATGACGTTGCAGTTTTGGCGGCTGGTGAAGATCCAATGCTTCACATCCGTAACCAGCTGGCTGATGCAATCAACAAGCTGAACAGCGCACGTCTGTTCTCACAGCTTGCTGGCTTGTTTGGCACAGCACTTTCTGCCAACGCGCTGGACAAAGGTAAAGGTGCTGCTTCTGGCGGCGCTGAAGCCAACTTCCTGACTGCTGCAACAGTGGCAGAAGCCCGCTCCAAGCTTGGAGAGCGTGGTGAAGAGCTGGACACTCTGATTGTTCACCCTTCCGTTGCTTACTACCTGTATCAGGTAGGAATGCTGACCTTCTCTACTTCAGCACTCGCCGCTGCTGGCGCAGTGACTTGGGGTGGTGGTGGCGTAGGCATTGGCGCTCGTGAAGTTGGTGAGTTTGCCGGTATGCGCGTTGTTGTTGACTCACAGGTCAACACCGTTGCTCCTGGTACGTCCGGCCACCAGAAAGAGTTCTACTGCTATCTGGTTAAGTCAGGCACCATTCTTGAAGGTGTGCAGCAAGATCTTCGGATTGAAGCTGACCGCAACGTCCTCTCGAAGCAAGACGTGCTTTCTGTGGATTACCACAGCACCTATCACGTGATGGGAACTAAGTGGTCTGACGCTGGTGACAACCCCACCAACGCCAACCTGGCTACCGCTAACAAGTGGGCCGCCACTTATGACATCGACCTGATCCCTATGGTTCAGTTGACTGTCAACTCTCCGCTGGATACCAGCACCATCTGATCTTGATCAGAGCAAAGGCCCTACCATTAGGTGGGGCCACCTTATTATTGCCTTATGGCTGCCACGATCAACGCCACACTCAAAAGCGCAACAGCCAACAGCTTTGTGACGTTGGCAGAAGCGGATGCGTATTTTGAAACCGTCCCAAGCTCAACGCAGTGGGATAACAAACAAGACGACAACAAAAACCGTGCTTTGATTTCAGCCACCCGCTGGATCGACACACTGAATTTCTATGGTGATCGTTGCGATGCAGACCAAGCTTTGAGCTGGCCACGCAACAATTACCACGTTGATCGCGTTGAATTAACTTGCAGTGCTATTCCAGCAGACATTAAGTACGCTACTTATGAACTGGCACGTGCATTAGCAAATGACACGGACTCGATTACAGGGACTACCGGCGATACGGGGTTATACGAAGCCGTCAAGCTTGGAGAACTCGAAGTCAAGTACAACACTTCTAGCCAAGCTACTGGAACTGTCAATAACGTATTCGACGTTTACCCTTGGCTGCAGTCTTATCTTGGTGCTTATTGTCTTGGAGGTTCTGGCTCTTACCAAGTTCGTACTGTGAGGGGTTGAGATGCCAGGAGCACTAGACAGTTTATTCAAAAACGTTGCCAAATCAGTTGTCGCTGATCTGGGCAAATCCCTTGACACGACAATCACTTACACCCGCAAGGTGTCGCCAACGTATAACACCAGCACTGGTGCGCTAACGACGACTGACACGTCTTACTCTTTTGACGCACCAATTGAGTTTGTAAGATCAGAGGAGGAGGATGAAGCTGAAAAGCGAACAGCAAAGCTTTACATCACTCCAGACTTGATTGGCGACAATCAGCCAACTTTTGAGGATAGCGTAAGTGTTAAATATGCAGGGTCCAACAGGGTTGCCCAAATCACTAATATTCAAACTTACAAAGGTGGGCAAGAGTATTTATTTATCTTGCAGGTGGTGTTCTGATGGCTAAATTTGCAGACACTAACTTGTTTGACTTTGAAAATGACTTTGAAGCTTATTTTGACCAAGGCTTTAATCGGTTAATTAATAGCTTGGTGGAAGACCTTTCTACTCCTGAAAATAGCCCAGTCTATACGGGCTATTTTGCTTCAAGCTGGAGGGCGTCGTCTTCTCGAATAGAAAGAGAGCCTAGGAAGACAAGCGATGAAAACAGGCGAACTAAGTCCCCATGGAAAGCCGTATATAAGACAGCAACAAGAGGCACTGGTGACAGTCTTACTCCTTGGGGCGTAAAGAAAAATATGGGAATTATCGAAAGGCGTTACCCTGGGCCATTTGATTTTAATTTCAAACAGTACCCAACTGTTTACATCGGAAACACGACACATTATGCTCCTTATGCATTAGAAGACGGTAAAACGATTGCTTTTCTTGGTGATGTAAAGCAGAAAGTAAATGAGGCTTTCGCTGAGAATCAGAGGCTGGGTCAGATCAATGTTGCTGCACAAGCTAGCCGAAGAAATAAGGCTAATAAGACTACTCAGGCCCGAAACGTCAGCATTTTTTAGCCATGACTCTTGTAAACGCCCGAGCCGCTTTCGAAAAAGCTGTTACCGATGCAGTTGTAGCTGCGGACAACACCGTCCAAATGGTTTACGACAACGTCAAGTACACGACTCCTGGTAAGACCAAAAAATATGTTTCTATGCGAATAAATTTCAATCAATCCACGCTCCAAAACCAAGGAGCGGCCTCTGACTATTACAGCGGTGTGATTCAGTGCAATGTTTATGTTCCTAAATCTGCTGGTACGGCAGGTCTTGCAGCCGTTAGCGAGGCAGTGATTGATGGACTAACTTCAGTGAATGCAAGCGGCTATACGGACGCATTTAATGTTGCGCCGCGTGTGCTTGACGTTAGTGGGCCAAACCCCTTAGAGCTAGAAGATCGTTCTCACTTCCTTGGGATTATTTCTTGCCAATTTACAGCAGTCGTATAGTATATTAGTCGAAACGAGATTATTTCATGCGTGCTACCGAGCTGCTTCGGAACAAGTTTGGCATCAGCCAGCTTTATAAGCATGAGGTGAAGGATGGAGACGAAGTAGTGCTGGAGGTTTATTGGCATCCTTTAACCATTGCCGAGCGTGAATCGATCCAGAAAAAATCTGATACAGATGACTCTGGAGATTTTGCTTTAGGCATGATGATTGAAAAGGCGCTTGACGCCGATGGCAAACGTCTTTTTCAGGACGGAGAGAAATCGCAACTCAAGAATGCTGTAGACGCCTCAGTGTTGCAGGAAATTCAGCTTGCCATGCTGACCTCTGGAGCGGAAAACAAGGTGGAGGAAGCGAAGGCTGACTTGAAAAGCTAATAACGATTGGTTCTTCATCTATTTTCTTGCGTCAGAGCTGCATTTGACGGTAGCTCAGCTTGTTCGGACGTTGACGCGAGAAGAAATGATTGGATGGGCGGCTTTCTATGAGCTAAAACGTGAGCAAGAGGAGAAAGCAAGAGATCAAACTCAAATACGCAGAAGAGCGTAAGAAACCAGTAAGCGGTAAACTGGGGCAATAGGCGTTTGGTTTGAGCTTGTGGCTGAATACGGCGTAAATATTAAGGCCAGTGTCCAAGGCCAAGCAAATATTAAAAAACTTGCTGACCAGATTAAAAAAATTACAGAGGGGCTAGAAGCTGCGGACAGGGCTTTTTCTAACTTTCAGTCAAAGTTAAAGTCTTTTGATCAAAGAAAAAGAGAAAAACAAACAAACGATGAACTGGATAACAGGGCTAAAATTTATCGCGAGATGGAAAGAATGCAGCGGCAGTTGCTAGCTAATGATAATTCTAGAATAAAATCTTTAAGGAAACAGGCTGACTTAGAGGAACATATTTTAAATACTATATCTGCTGGGAGGATGCGAAGACAGTCTCGGGCGCTTCGCCTGCAAGGAGATCCTAGTGCCCATGCATCTCCAATTGGTCCTCAGCGCGACTTAGAAACGCAAAGTCGTCTTCAATTAATGCGCCAAACAGCAAGTCAAGTAAAAGTTTTTGATGCTCAGAAAAAGTTTGCTGTAGAAATGGGAAGAATTAACGAAAGACTGGACAGAAAAACGCATGATATGAAGATTGATATGCTCTTACAAGAATTTAAAACTGAAGAGGCTTTTCAGACGGCAACGTTTGAAAAAATGATGAAACTAAATAAAAAATTATTAGAAGAAAACGCAAAAGATCTTGGCATTAAAACTGATGCGGAGATTCAGGCAATGAAAAAGGTTGATGCAGAGCGAAAAAGAATTGCTCGTGAAAACTTAATGCTCACCGGCCAAACAAGCCCGGTTGGTGGAACGGCAAACATTCCAGGCAGCCCTGCCGCACTAGCGGCAGCAGATCGCGCTAAGAGGTTAAGAAGTGCTCAAAGTAGTGCATTGATTGGTGGTGCCTTTCCACTGTTGTTTGGCCAAGGAGCAGGTGCGGCTATCGGTGGCGCGGCAGGTGGTTTTGGCGGAGGAATGATTGGTGGTGAATTTGGGTTTGGGTTATCGCTAATTGGAACGCAGATAGGCGCAACGGTTGATCAACTTATTTCTCAATCAGCTGACTTGGGCAACGCTTTGCAACCAGCAACCGCAAACCTTGACGCAATTATTGCCGCAACAGGAATGGCGAATACCGAGTTTTCTACATTAATTGACGAACTTGAAGAAGCAGAAAACAGTAGTGCAGCTCTTTCCTTGGCCACGAGTGAGTTGACAAGATTGGTTGGCCAAGACGGTGTAGATGCTTTAAAAGAATTTGGCGCAGATACCACTGAGCTGTCTAACGATTTTAGTCAAGCTATGACCATAATGATGGCAGGAGTCGCTGGATTAATAAATTCCTCTAATGTCCTTAAAGGGATTATTGGCGCAGTTGAAAACAATGTACTTGACGCTCAAATAAGAAGAACAATTCTTGATGGCGGGCCTCAAGCAGAAAAACTACGAGCAACCTTTACGAAACGCGCTCCAACAATGGCTGAAAAAAGTGCTGGACGCGAGCCAACTACAAAATTTGACAGGCCGACAGAAGCAACGCGAAATCTTATGCGACAAATAAATGAAGAGAGTTTTAAAGTCTCAATGAATGCCGGGAAGGCCGCTTTAAGAACAAAAGAAAAGCTTGACTTTCACTCAGCAGAATCTGTTATCTTGCGAAAACAGCTGCAAATATCTGAGATAGATGGTGATTTGACGAACGATAAAGTTTATAACTTAAGCAGAGAAATCATTTTCCAAGAGGCTCGTTTAGAGCTTGAGAAAGAAGGATCCGTAGAGCTTAACGTTCAAAACGAGAGGCAAACAAAATTAAATAAATTGCTAAGCAAGCGTAACGCTCTAATTGAAAAAAACGAAAATACGTCTAAGGGCGAGGGTAAACGCTCTGACGCGGAACAAAAAAGAATTGAAAACCGCATAGCTCGTTTAGACATAGAGTCTGAGGCTTTACGACAAAGAGTCGAAATCGAAAATAAAATTACTCAAGCAAAAATTAACCAAGACGATGAAACAGTAATTCGCCTGCAAAACGAACAAAAAATTCTTTCTTTAACCGAAAGGATGAAGAAACAGCTTGAGGGTGCAAGAACCGAGCAAGAACGGATAAAAATTCTGCAGAAAACTTCAGCTGAAATAGCTCTTCAAACCAACCGTAGCGCAAACGAATTAAAACTTTTAGAGGCCGGACGCAACGAGAACTATAAAGACTTAATTGAACAACTAGATCATGAGCTTTTGTTGCGAGCCGCTACAACAGAAGAGGCCAGAATGCAGCTAGAGATCGATAGAGAGATTGCAAAAATTAAAAAAGATGATCCTGACCGTGACACTACAGATATAAGAAAAAGACTAGAGGTTCTTAAAAGCCCCAAGCGAGGGCAGGAACTAATAAATGAAGAAACTGGCAGGCTTCAGGATGAATTGGACCTACTGACTGACAAAGGTTTTCAAGTCGTTCAAGCGGGTAGAGCGATAGGAGATGCGTTTAGCGAATCATTTAAAGGCATCATTAGCGGCAGCATGACTGCTCAAGAAGCGTTGGCCAACCTGTTCCAACGCACAGCAGATCACTTCTTGGATATGGCTGCACAAATGATTGCGGCTCAGATCAGGATGCAAGCGGTGAAATTGTTTATGAGTTTCGGTGCGCCTATTTTTGGTGGGGGTGCGCCAGCTAGCAAATACGGGTCAGCAGCCAATCTTGCTGGACCTGGAGGTGATTTTGGATTGGGCTCAGGCCCAAGCTTTGCCGATCCAGAACTGTTTGCACCACCAACGCTTATGGCGGCCAAAGCACTTGGCGGACCAGTTTCAAGAAACCAACCTTACCTAGTTGGTGAGCGTGGCCCAGAGATGTTTGTCCCTGGAGCGCAGGGTAATATCGTTCCAAATAATGCAATGGGCGGTGGCGCTAGTGTGACTGTGAACGTTGATGCTTCTGGCTCTTCTGTTGAGGGTGATGGCAACCAAGCCGCGCAACTTGGCAAGGCGATTGGCATTGCAGTACAACAAGAACTAATCAAGCAAAAACGACCTGGAGGCTTGTTGACCCGCTAATGGCTGTATTTCCTTCAATTACACCGACCTATGGCGTGCAAAAAAGCAGCGCCCCTGTGGTGCGGAAAGTGCAGTTTGGTGATGGCTACGAAGCCAGGTTGACGTTCGGTCTAAATCAAAACCCCAAGACTTACAACCTGACGTTTGAAGTGTCTGAGGCCGATTCCGACACTATCGAAACGTTCTTGGATGCACGGGCTGATGACAATGCAAGTTTTGATTTTACGCCGCCTGGGGAAAGCACCAGCTCAAAATTTGTTTGTGAACAGTGGAGCAAATCGATTCCTTATCTAAACCGCGCCACATTGCAGACAACATTCCGCGAAGTATTTGAACCGTAATGGCTGTATCGTCTTGGGCCGCTACCACCGCATTTTCTGTTGGTGATATTCGCCGTGCCACAACAGATCAAGCAACCGGCTTATTCTTTCAATGTGTGGTTGCTGGAACGTCTGCTAGCACCGAGCCAAGTTGGCCAACGGATGTAGGCAGCACCATTGTTGATGGTGGCGTTACATGGACTGCAATTAGCAGCGTTTACGAAGAACTGCTAAAGCTTTCCCCAAGTGCAGTTATTGAACTCTTTGAGCTACGCCTAGACAATAGTTTGCATGGCAGCTCAGATGTATATCGTTTTCATAACGGCATGTCTAGAAATAATGTAAATATACAAGCAAACGTAGTCTTTAACTCTCAGGAATACGTCAGGCTACCGATTGCAGCGGATGGTTTTGAATATTCCAACACTGGAACGTTGCCACGTCCAACATTAACCGTCAGTAATTTAGACGGCACAATGACTATTTTGCTTGCATTAGTAAACGCAACAACTGCTGGTAATGACCTTGGTGGGGCGGAAGTTCGCAGAATCCGCACCCTAAAAAAATATCTTGATGACATTAACTTTCGATTTGACGATACCGCTATCACGCAAGATGGAAACACACTGATAACGCAGGGCGGAGATACTTTTATCTTCAGTAATATTGGCAATCCAAGTGGTGTTGCCGACCCTAACGCTGAGTTCCCGCAAGAGCGATGGTTTATTGATCGCAAAGCAAACGAGTCGCGTAACTCGGTGACGTTTGAGCTAGCCAGCAAGTTCGACCTAGCTGGACAGAAGTTGCCAAAACGTCAGATCATCGCAAACGTTTGTCAGTGGATTTATAAGTCATCAGAGTGTGGATACAACCCCGCTGTCGGACCAGGCAAACAGATTGATGGGGTTACTTATACGCGGTTTGATGTAAACAACGAGGGCGTAACGACTGACGCTGAAGACGTATGTGGCAAACGAGTTGCTAGTTGCAAGTGCCGCTTTGGCGACAATGCAGAGCTTCCGTTTGGATCGTTCCCTGGAGCTGGCTTAACCAAGTGATGAAGCTGACAGCGGCAATGAAGGCTGAAATCCTGCAGCACGCCAAGGATGAGTTTCCGCGTGAGTGCTGTGGGTTAGTTGCTGTAATCAAAGGACGGCGCAAGTATTTTCCGTGCCAGAACATTGCTGAAACACCTGACGAGCACTTCATCCTTAGCGGCTGGAACGTTGTTGAGGACCAAGGAGAAGTCGTAGCGATTGTGCATAGCCATCCAAAAACTAAACCTGAGCCATCAGTTGCTGACAAGGTTGCGTGCGAAAAATCAGAACTGCCTTGGTTCATCGTTAATCCCAACACGGAGGCTTGGGGAGGCTGCGAGCCAACTGGCTTTGAGCTGCCTTATGTAGGCCGTGAATTTTCCTTTGGCGTTATTGATTGCTACACGTTGGTGCGTGACTGGTACAAGAAAGAGTTGGGCGTGGATTTGCGAGATTATGAAAGGCGTGACAAGTTTTGGGATCGCGGCGAAAACCTGTACCTAGATAATTTTGCAGCAGAAGGCTTCCGCAAGATTCCAGTTGATGAGGTGCAACGCGGTGATCTGCTGTTGATGCAACTGGTTTCACCATTGCCGAACCATGCAGCGATTTATCTAGGCGATCAGCAAATCTTGCATCATGTGCAGGGCAGGCTGTCTAGCAGGGATCTTTATGGCGGTTACTATGGAAAGAACACTGCTTGCGCCTTGAGGCATGAAAGTCGTTAAGGTCTACGGCGCACTCAGGAAGCGGTTAGGCCAGTGTCGATTTGAGTTTGACGTAGCGACACCAGCGCAGGCGATCAAAGCGTTGTGTGTAAATTTCTCTGGCTTAGAGAAATGGTTGATGGATAGCGAAAAAGACGGCGTTGGTTATCGAGTAACTGTTGGCAAGGAGCACATCACTGATGATCTAAGTCCGTTAGTAATGCCTTGGAGCGAAAAAGAGGTTTTCAGTATTACGCCGGTTGTTGCTGGTGCGGGCAGGGGTGGAGGAATGATTGCTGTTGGTATTGGACTAGTTGCTCTTGCAGTTGTTACTGGCGGAACTTCTATTGCTTTTTCAGCAGGAGGCTTTTCGGCTCTTGGGACTGCTGCAACGGCAACAACTGCTGCAACTGCAGCTACTTTTAGTGCAACTCTTGCCGCAGCGGCAGGCAACATTGGCCTTTTTTTGGTTCTTGGTGGTATTGCTCAAGCACTTTCGCCTCAGCCTGAGCCAACCAGTCTTGACGAATCAGTGCAGCTTGAGTCTTTTACGTTCTCCAACGTTGTAAATACCTCAAAGCAGGGGCTGCCAGTACCGATAGCCTATGGAAGAGTGTTCGCTGGATCAGCAGTGCTATCTAGCAGCCTTGACGTTGACCAGAAACAAGCATGACAGAGACTAAATACGTTGCTGGCGCGGGTGGTGGCGGCAAGTTTGGTGGTGGCGGTGGTACGCCTACTGAAGCGGATGACACTCTGCAGTCGATCCAGTTTGCAAACGTCTTGGATTTGATCAGCGAAGGCGAAATTCAGGGTTTAGATGACGGCAATAAAAGTATTTTCCTAGACAGTACGCCAGTCCAAAACGCAGACGGCAGCAACAACTTCAGTGGCTATAGCGTTACCACACGTAATGGCACTCAAGCGCAAAACCATATCCCAGGAGATTTTGCTTCAACACAAGTTGAAAGAGCTGTCAACGTTGAAGTAACAAACGGCACGCCTGTCACTCGTAATGTTCTTGCGTCGGAGGTCGATCGTCTTCGTATAACGCTTACGATCCCTGGGCTGCAAAAAGTTGAAGATGACGGCGACATTGTTGGCCACAGCGTTCAGATAAAAATACAAATTCAATATGACGGTGGTGGGTTTAACGACGTAATTACAGACACAATTAGCGGGAAAAGCAGCAACAGGTATCAGCGCGATTATATGGTCAACTTGACAAGTAGTACCAACGTACAAGTTCGCATGGTGCGAGTCAGTGCTGACGAAACAAGCCAAAAACGTGCCAGCTCAACTATTTTTCAAAGTTATACCGAGATTATTGAGGAGAAATTTAGTTATCCAAACTCTGCGCTTGTTGCGCTTCGATTTGACTCTCGCGAGTTCAGCAGCATTCCGTCTCGTAAATATTTAATTCGTGGCATCAAGATCAAGATCCCAAGCAATGCGACGGTAGACACAACAACGCATTTGGGTCGCATTACATATTCCGGCATTTGGGATGGAACGTTCCAGGCTGCAACTTGGACAAACGATCCAGCTTGGTGTTTATACGACCTGCTTACAGACAGTAGGTACGGGTGTTCCGTGCCTGAATCTTCGCTTGATAAGTATGACT